TTCTGACCCTCAAACGCCGTCATCGGCAACTGATCCAACGCGTTGATGTTCTCTTGTGCCGGATCAAGCGGTGTCGGTATCTCCGCAGGCGTCGCCTTCATCAAGCGGTCGACATCGCTCACACCCAAAGCCTCATACATGTCACGGAAAACCTCGTGCATGTTGTGTATCTCTGGTGCTTGGGCCGCGAGCTGTAGCTTGGTTTGCGCGAGCATAATCCGCTGCGCTTGGCTGAATACATTCGGATTGCTGACCGGAATAACGTCCACGCGGTCGTCAAAATCCTTTGCCATGATCGTCTGATCGTTGCCCGGAACAGAGTACGGATACTCCTGCGGCAAGCTCTCAGACATCACGCGAGCTAGAATTTTAAACTCCTGACGCATCGCGTAATGCAGGCGCTTATGAACAGCACTCATGACCCGCGAGCCTTGCTCCATCATGGCAATAGTCGTGCCAACAGGGGCTTGCTGGTTGCCGTCACCAACCTTCAAGTCAGTGATAGTCGCGAACCGCTGGCCAGCCTGCACAACAAAACCAAGAAGGTTAAACAGCGTCTGGTCAGGGCCCTTAAACGGCAAGGGCATGAGGCTATCGCGGATAGCCCCACCGGGAGCGTCCACGTCTCGGAACTCACCGGGCTGCAAAGGATTGTCGTCATCCCTGATACGAAGCCCACGGGCCTTGAAGCCCGCTGGGAGGTTGGACAACGTACCAGCATCAATCAACTGTCGCAGTGCCGCCGTGGCGGTCCGTGACAGACCACCAATCGTATGTATCAGACCCAAGCCATAAAACCCGAAGCCGGGTAGGAACTTGTAGTGAGTGAAGTATTGGATTTTCTTTTTAAGCTCGTCTTCTTCACGGTAGTTACGGCGGATAGACAGGACTTGACCGTTGTCCAAGGACATCGTCACAACGTAAGGAACGCGAATACCGGTTGGTTCGCCGTCTTCGTCTACGTCTTCATAGCCCTCAAGGTCCAGATCAACGTGGCACTCAAGAATTGTGCAGTCATAATCAATCTGCGAAGGCTCAATCCCGTCAATACGATCAATCGTATCTTCGACTTGGTTAAGCTCTTTCTGGGCAGGAATGACCTCAACGTCCAAATACGTCCCCGCCAACTGGCGCTTGCGCAAATCATTGAGCGACATCCGAACAACCTGCGTGATGTTCGGACATGTTTCGAGGTCCGCGGTCTCATACGGAACAACCAAGTTCTCCGCAGGGACAAACTTGGATACCGCTCGACCAAGCGTTTCGTCATAGTACGTTTTCTTGAACGTAGAACCCGCCAGCGGCAAATAGAACAGCATTTGGTCCATGTCGGGCGTGTATTCTTCCATCACATTCGTGATGTAGTAGTTCATGAACGTCTTAACGCGCTGCGCTTGAGCTACCTTTTCGTTTGTCTCGGCACCCATGACCACAGTGCGGACGGGCCCCGAAGGAGGTAGAAGCTCGTTAAATGCCTGCGCTTGGAACTGCGTCGCAGCTTCCGCCAATAGCGGGTGCGTTACGCCAGTCGCGCCACGGAAAGGCTGCGTCCGCTCTTCGTAAATAAAGCCCAGAAGCTCCAGACCATCCTTGTAAGCATCTTCCCATTCCTGACGGCTCGCCTTGTTGGCGTCGTATTCGTCCAAAAGCTCACCCGCAATACGGGCCAGCTCACGATCCGGCATCTCTTCCGCCAAGTTCGAATAAAAATCTTCGCTTTCACCACGCATGTCCTGCGGATCAAAGTCTATCTCGACACCACCGTCGTCCGTCTGAGTAATCCCAATCTCGCCAACACCCGAAGCGTCGATCATTGCAGTAACGTCGTTCTGACCGCTCGGAAGCTCAATCTCCAGCTCCGCGTTCAATTCGTCTTCGTTGAGCTGAGACGGAACCATCGTGTCCATCAAGCTGCTTTTGTATCCGTTGCGTGGTTCTGCCATCTAACTCTCCCTGATACGACTACTGATAATTTCGGTACTTCCTTGGCGAAAAGCCAAGTACCTGACGCGTCGTATCGAAATACCCCTGCTCATTGCGAGGGAAGTAAACATCCGGCCCCGTCTCCGGAGACACAAAGTTCCGTGGGGCGCGGGGCTGTTCCGGGGCAGGCGTCATCTGCGCCTCCGAAGAACGACCCATAATTACATCAAGTTGTCTGAATATCTCTGCGTCGACCATTTGTGTCAACTGTTGAGGCGTCGCGTTAATACCAGCCTTCATGAATATCTGACGACCAACAGCGTTGTTCCGCTGATCCATCGCAACGTCTCTTGCGTTCTGACCACCCAACGGAAACGGCGCAAAACGATCCAAAAACTCGTTGAACGTACCAGCCGTCTCCGCAGTCTCAGGACCATACTCCTGTGCCATTACCGCAGAACCCAGCATATGCGCACGAGCATCCTCTAACTCAGGATAGGTCGGCATGTCACGACGGCCCTCGGGGCGAGCCATTCGAATACTCTCAGGCTCAGAACCCGTAGGAATGACCATCTGACCAGTCTCCTGATCCACAACAGCCGGATAGTTGTACTCCTCAATGAGCTGCGCCATAAAGCTCGGGTCCGAACCATAAAGAGCCGCGGTCCGCGAACCGCCGACCCGGGCACTCTCCCGGAGTCCCTCAGTCGGATCACCACCACCAAGAAGTTTGTCATACAATACAGTGCCAAAACCCGACTCTTCCGGGGCCCCTTGCGAAACTTCTTCAAGCATGTATTCTAAATAGGCTGGATCAGAACCGGGGGCCGTGGTCTGCAAATCAATAAGCGTAGGGTCTCCGCCGTCCTGCATATAACGTACAGGATCGTAACCGGCTGCGCCTAAATTAACAGCAGACTTGTACATATGGCCGCCTTTCTGGTTTAATAATACATTCGCACTCTAACAGAGTTTTGTTCATCTTCCCAGTCATCAGTTGGTAGCTGGACAAAATTTCCTTGCCTATATCGCATAAGAGCCTGCGTCATACTATCAACCAAGTCATCATGTTCCCCATTCGGAAACGCCGCAACTTCCTCTACTAGCTCATCTGCCCACACCTCATCGGGGGCCCAAACCATACCAGCCTCAAACAAGGGTGAAACACTATGAACTCTTGATACCTTATCGTTGCCTCGGCTCGGTGTAAAGTTTACAACAGGTATCCCCATGTTACGCAATTCGTGCGTCAAAGGCATACCACTCGCCTTCGCCTCAACAATTACCGTGTCAGGCTCCCAAAACTTGTAATTCTCCAAGGCGACCTGCTTCAACTCCGGGAAATCCCACCTCCCCTTCTTACTGTCCAACAAAATCAAATTTGGACCCGAACCACCCTCGTTCGGATAAAACACACCCCACGTCGTAATCGCCGAATAGTCCGCCGTCTCACGCTTCGAAAACGCCGTATCATAACTCTGGATCACATATTCTAACTGCGGAACCTTCGGCTTGTCCCAAACACGCCACCACTCCCGCTTGATAATCGCGTTCTCTTCACCCGTAGGATTTTGCTGATACTGCGCGTTCCACTTACTCGGAGGAATAGACGCCTTAACCGCAGTCAAATCCTCCAAACTCCAAAACTCAGGCCAACACGGAGTCCCATCCTCAAAAATCGCAGGCAACTCCACAACTTCCCATTGATCCGCTAACGGGTCTTTAGCCATCGCCTTCAATAACTGACCCGTCATGTCCTTCTCAGACCACCGCGTCTGAACCAAAACAATCGAACCACCCGGCTGAAGACGCTGTCGGGGGCCCCCAGTGTACCAATCCCAAGCATCGTCAAAACCACTATTGCTCATAGCAGTCTGCTCCGAGTGCGGGTCATCGATAATCACCAAGTCACCACCACGACCCGCCAAGTTCGAACCAACACCAACCGCGTAGTACATACCACCCTTGTTCGTGTCCCAACGTCCACTCGCCTTACTGTCCGCAGCCAACTTTACCTCCGGGAAAATCTCCCGAAACTCGTCGCTCTCAATCAAATTCTTCGTCTTACGGCCAAAGTTAACCGCCAACTCAGTCGTGTGCGTCGCCTGAATGATCTTCTTCTTCGGATCACGGCCCATGAACCACGCCGGAAACAAAAAGGACGCAAACTCACTCTTCGTGTGCCGCGGGGCCATGTTGATAATCAGACGCTTCAACTCGCCACGGGCCACGCGTTCAAGCTTCTCTGCAATGATCCGGTGGTGACGGCCCGCGATGAAGTCAGGCCAAACTGTTTTCACGAAAGTTAAAAAATCATCTTGGCACTTCTCGTTCTTTTCGAGCTGCGCGAGCCGCAGTTCAAGCTTCAGTTTTTTCTCTTCTAAGGCTGGATTTGCTGCTGCACTCATAGGGGCCCCTAGCTAACTTTTCATACGCAGTTTTTAATGTTTCACGTGAAACATTCACGCGTGTTCCACGTGGAACATAGCACGAAATATATGCGATTTTAACCGCAAATATAAGACAGTTAAAGCTCGTTCAAAAAATCACGTAATTATTTGCGAGAAACATGGCCCTAGCCACCGTGACGTCGGCCCGGGGGCGGGGGTCGCGGCGCGGCGTCGATCGATCCCGATCTGCGGTTTTTGACCCGATAGCTAGGGGCCCCTGCGCGTTTTTCTCGGCCTTCGGATGTCGGCCCGCGGTCCATCCGGGGCGGCGCTTGCCGGTCGATCCGGTGCCCGCGATCCGGTGCCCGGTGCCCTCGGCCCTTGGCTAATTTGCACCGGCTGGGCTGCTCGATCCATGCAGCGCGGCGGGCGGATAACTGCCACCGGCCAGCGATAACCGGCACCGGCTGGGGGTGCGCGGGGCGCGGCCCGTAGGTTTTGCCATGGGGGCGCGGCCCTTGGCCCGGCTTGTTTAACTGTTAATCACCAGACATAAAAAAGGCCGCCCGAAGGCGGCCAAAGTTGCGGGGATCGGCTGGGCTATTGCCCGGCGTCGACCAGTTG